TTCCATACAAATCTCCAGCTGATGGCAAGTGGCACCGTTATTTTGTTGATTTTTATGTTCAAGTCAAGACCGTAGACGGCAAACTTAAATCTTTTTTATGGGAAGTTAAGCCTAAAAAACAGGCAACGGAACCACAGGTTAAGAAGAGAATTACAAAACAATATATTAATGAAGTTGTGACATGGTCTGTCAATCAGGCCAAATGGAAAGCTGCTACGGAATTTTGTAATGACCGAGGTTGGGAATTCAAAATCTTAACTGAGGAACACTTGGGATTATAACATAAATAGATGATGACACCTACAAAAACAATATCAAAATTAACAGATTTAACCAGTCAGAGAAGTCAATATGATTATCACAAATATTCAATTGATTCTTATAAATGGTTTGTCAGTAAGATAAACAATCTACGTAATCCGATTGCTTTGGCTAATCAGATTGGAAAAGAAACAGATAGACACACTAACAGATTTCTGATTGGTGGTTTGTATTATTTTTATTATAATGCTAAAACAGCCGACAGGTTAGACTATTGGGATGCGTTCCCTTTAGTTATTCCACTTGAGAGATATAACGATGGGTTCTTGGGTTTGAATTTACATTATATTCCACCTAAAATCCGAGCTGGATTTATGGACAAATTGATGGATAGAGCTGTGGTAAATCAGAATGATGACCCAGTTAAAGTAAGAATTAGTTATGAAATTTTAGATGCTACTAAACGATACAGAGAATTTAGGCCTTGTTTAAAACGTTATTTGTATCCTCGTATAGCCAGCAAGATTTTAATGGTACAACCACATGAGTGGGAAACAGCAGTGTTCTTGCCTACACAACAGTTCCAAAAGGCAACAGCTAGAGAAGTTTGGCAAGAATCGATGAATCAAATTAAATATGGAAGCCAAGGTCAACATGCTAATACCGTAACGACAATAGGACAAACGTAATGGCAGATACAGATATAAATTTAAACCCAGTTCCGGTTGGTGAGCCTCCTTTCCCATCTCCTAACAATATTCGAGCAAGTTTAAATAGAGACCTTGCTATACCTTCAGATTTTAGGGTGGTGATTACTCCGCCAGGTTCGATAATGTCATTGATGACGGCCGGTGAATTGGCTTTCAGGTGTGAATCAACCACTTTACCAGGACGTACATTAGCTACTTCTGATTTAAGAATTTACGGCCCCTCAGAAAAGTTTCCATACCAAACAACATATGAAGATATTGTTATGACATTTATATGTTCTGGCAGTATGGCTGAAAAAACATTTTTTGATGGTTGGTTGGAATTGATTAATCCATCATCAAAATGGAACTTCGAATATAAAGAAAATTATGCTACAACTATTGAAATAGACCAATTTGATAGGCAATTCAAAAAACCATATAAAGTGAAATTGGTAGATGCTTTCCCGATATCAGTGAACCAATTGGATTTGGATTGGTCTAATAATAGTACATATCATAAATTGAGTGTTACCTTTGCTTATACTAGTTGGGAAAGGTTACCAATGGAAAATATTGAATATGCAGCTGAAGGACCAAAACCAAATGGTTATAATTTGGCCGCAATCATTCAAGCAGGCGCTTTAATTTACAGTGGTTCTAAAGCTGTATCTAAAGGAAATCCTTATGCTATATTGGGTGTTGCTGGCGCAGCAACCTCTATTATACCATCAATTGGTAGTACACAAACATTATCGTCTTTGATAAACTCACAAGGACGTGGCAATTTGGACACTATTATGGACCAAACCGCTTCTAGTGTAAATTCGTCTAAACAAACAATACCATCGTTAACAAGGACAACTATTTAATATTTTTGATTTGAAGGAGTACTTATGGCATTACCTCGTATTGATGTACCAACCTTTGAGGTGGATTTACCTCTGTCTAAACTGAAGGTTACGTTTAGGCCGTTCTTAGTAAAAGAACAAAAGATATTGCTAATGGCAAATGAAGCCAGCGATAAAGATACAATTATCCGCGCAATTAAACAAGTATTACAAAATTGTACTATTTCTAAAATAGAAATTGATAAACTTCCAATATTGGACATTGAATATTATTTTCTTCATCTAAGAGCCAGGTCAATTGGTGAAATTGTTGAACTTAAATATAAATGTGAAAATGAAGTTGAAGGTACAGTGTGTGGTGGTAATTTAGATGTTGAATTTAATTTATTGGATGTTCAACTAGAAAATATAGAAAATTATAGTGATGTGGTAATGATTAATTCAGATATTGGTATTAAATTCAAATATCCCGATTTTTCATTATATTCATCCATAAAAGAAGATATAGATTTATCTGATTTATTTTTGGATATTATTATAAATTCTATTGATTATATTTTTGAAGGTGATACATTAAATTATGCACATGAAACCCCAAAAGAAGAATTGGTTGAATTTCTTGATGCTCTAACACAAGAACAATTTCAGAAAATTGAAGAACATTTTAAAAATCTACCAGTATTGAAAAAAGAAGCAAAAGTAAATTGTAAAAAATGTGGTTATGAACATGAAATAAAAGTGGAGAACATTGAAAGTTTTTTCGTTTAAGCCTTTCGCACGAGAATTTGGGAAGTTATTATAGAACTAACTTCTCATTGATGCAACACCATAAGTATAGTTTGACAGAATTGGAACAAATGATACCGTGGGAAAGGGACATATACGTTACTATGTTAATTAATTATATTGAAATGGAAAACGAAAAAATAAAACAAAAAAATTCTAATAGGTAAACAAAATGGAATATAGAACCGCAGGCAGAATAGGGAATACAAGTTTAGGTCGATTAACATCACGATTGATGTTGAATAAAGACCAAAGTTTTGGTGCGTCTTTATCTGAAGCTTCAAAGATGAAATTGGAAGCCGCAGCCACAAGACTTAAAAGTAAAGTTGACCCCCTAAACATTATTAGATTGATGTCATTTAATAGTCCAATGATTACATCTGCTATGGGCCGGTTAATGCGTCGCTCAAATAAAGATATTGCGTATTTTTCAGGTAATCGAATGTCTGGTGGTTATTCTGATGGACAACAACACGAAGGCAAAGGCAATAGTGATGGAGTGTACCATACAAGAGTGGGTGCCGGTAGGTTACAACCTGTTAAACATGGTGATGGTATGGCCGATATTATGGCTAAATTATATAATTTAACTAGAGCTATTCATTTAGAACAAGTTAAAAATGCTGAAATTAAAGAAAACTTTGATGAAGAACAAGCTTACGAAAACCGTAAAAAATTAGAAGAATTATTCGGCAAAAAAGAAGATAAAAAACACAAATTAGAAAAAACACCAGAAAAGGGACTATCTGTAATGGATATAGCTGGAGGTGTAGCTTTAGGAAGTTTGTTGTCAAGTATGTTACCTAGATTATTAGGTTGGTTGGCAGCTGTCGTTGTTTCTGAAGCGTTTTTAACAGTCGTTGCTGCCAGTGTAGCTGCCTACGTTGCATGGAAATTACTGCCTGCAAAAGTACAACAGCAACTTAAGGATGCAACAGACCAACGAGAACAGAGAACAATACGAGCTAACATTGATAGATATGAATCAGAAATTGTGGCCGCCCAAGATTTCAATAAAGAGAAAAAACCGTATATTGAAACTCGAACCGATGCTAGTGGAAAAAAACAAAAATTTTATACAAAGGAATTTGTTGAAAAAGTTCAAGCATATCAAACCGACCCTAAAATGATAAAAGAAAGAAGCAGTCGCATGGAGAAATATTCCAAAAAAGATAGGGATGGAAATAGAGCGGCGATTAAACAAAATACAGATGCTACTCCGCTCACAGAGGCAAAAATACCAACTCCATTGCCTGCGTGGATTAAAAAAGGTTTAGCTGAAAGTAAAACATGGAGCGATGATAATCCCAGTTCAGTTGCAGAACGTGAGAAAATGGCTTTAGAGTTTTTTCAATCACTAGAAGGTGGTGGTTGGACAAAAGAACAGGCCACGGGTATTGTTGCCAATTTAAAATATGAATCCGGACTCGATCCTAATGAGGAAAATGGTATAGGTATGTATGGTCTCGCTCAATGGGATACATATCGGCGTGGTAAATTTAAAGAATTTATGGGCAAAGAGATAGAGGGCTCATCATTCTTAGACCAATTAAAATTTGTTAGCCATGAATTACAAGCAAAAGAACGTGAAGCTGGAACTTCACTCAGGAATACGAAAACTAAGGAAGAAGCCACTGAAGTAATAATGCACGAATATGAAAGGCCTTCGGCCGAAGAAAAGGCAAAATCTATTGGAGACCGCCTTAAACATGCTGAAAAGTTGTCCAAGATAGAAACTAATCAATTATCGGATAGAATAAATTCTTCTATTTCTCAAAACCAAGACCTAAAAACACAATCGTCACAAGTTTCAGCGGCTCCTGTAATTGTTAATAATAACAATATGGTTGGTGGTGGAAATAAAGGAAATCAAATGGTGGCAAAATCTGAACCAAGAAATGATGACCCGGTTTTAATTAGATTACAATATCAAAACGTCCGTACTGTATAAAACGAAAACCCACCGATTAAGGTGGGTTTCTTTTTGCGCCTAACTAATTACTTAGTTTTAGGTGTTACTGCTTCTACTTCCTGGTTGGCCTCTTGAATTGCTTGAGCCTGGGGAATCGCTTGTTGGCGAATTTTGTTAACAAGAGGTTCAACTTGACCGAACGGCATTTGACCTAGTGCTGCCATAATGCCATTAACCTCTTCCAGTGATAAACTTAAATTAATATCCATATATTTCTCCTTAATCTTCTTCAGCTAATGCTGCAAAATGGTCCATAATCATATTTTCGTCATCGTCATCTGCCCAAGGTTTATCAATATCTACTGATGTACTTGCAACAGGTGAAACTTTAACGGATTCAATTGTTGTTTGTTTAACGGTTGGTGCAACTTGTGGGGCAGTAGCCGACACAGGATTAGTTGCTAGAACACGGTGTAAACGAACTTTCAATTCATCATATGATTTGAAGTGTTTTGGTGCCAAGAATTCTTTCAAAGAATGCTCAGATTGCCATAACTTCTCAAGTTTTTCATCATCACCATCATATAGAGCAGATGCACCTTCAAACTCAGATTTATCGTAGTTTTGATAACCCTCAACTTTACGAATTTTTAGTTTGAAACTTGCACCAGACCACAAATCAAATGGGTTGATTGGCTTTTCATCTTCAAAAGCCGGATTCATTGCTTCGGTAATCTTATCAAAGATTTTCTTACCATACTTGTACAACTTAACTGTACCGTTGTTTTCTGGATGTTTTGGGTCTTCGATAATCAATACATTAGAAATATACGTTAAACGGCGTTTTTGTTTACGTGCAATTTCTTTGTTCGCTTCAATGC